GTGTATAAGACAAATAGCTTTATCACCAAAATTATCTAATGACCACATACCAGGTTCTAATACTAAATCACCTGATGCTGCTTCACCCCACGCCACAAAATTTGTAGTGCTTGTAACTGTATCCCCCGCACCATGTGATGCAGCGTCTGTTCCTCTAACTTCTCTTGTAACACCTGTTAATTCATTAGACGTGCTTATACCTGTGTAAGATATTTCTTCTGTTCCTATTTTTATAAAGTTTGTTCCTGTATCTGGAAATTGTGATACGTCTGCTAATATGATACCGGTTGTGGTTGAAGAATTTATTGCACCAGAAAGAGTTGTTATTGGTTCACCTGCAACCTCACCACCCCAAGTTCCAAGAGACCACCCAAAACCTTTTGCCTGTACAGCAGGTCCTACAGGATAATAATGCTGCACTCTGATACCACCTGATGTTGTTGCGCCAGATCCTGATTCTGCTGATGGCATTGTGATTGTAATAGTCGTGCTTGTTGGCACGGTTGTAACCATAAATTTTTTGTCGTTAAAATCTGCAGCTGCAAAATTAGAATTTGTTATCGTAGAAAAATTATCTAACAATATTATATCCTGCTCTCCTATACCATGGTCGCCACTAAAAGTTATTGTAACAGATGTTGATCCGTTGGTCGTAGTAAATGCACTTGTGAGTGTTGTTGTGGATTTAATGGGATGTATGTCATAAAATACACCACCAGAAAATGCGTATAAAATTCTGTTTGTGCCGATAATCGCGTATTTTCTAGCCTTACTATTTACGAAATGATGGAGACCTCTGCCAGCTCCTGTTAATTTATCATCACCAAGCTGTTTCCAACCACCTATCTTTTCAGGTGTGCCATATCTAAATCTAACGTTATCACAGTCTATCCACTGTTGTTCTGCTCCAGTGGCTGTGATTTGTTTGTTAATTCCAGGTTGAAAACCTATTTTTTGTAGCATAATAATCCTATAATAATCAGGCAGGAGATGGTGTGGTGGCATATCTCCCGCCAGATTATTATTCTACTATATTATTTTGGTAATTTAAAGCCTTTAAACCATGCGGGTAGCCCTATAAATGGTCTTGTATCAAACTCATTTTCTTTAGCCATCTTAGAGCCTTTTTTGTTGTAGTGTAGAAATACTTGACCACAATGGTCACCTTTAAATTCTTCTCTCCAATGTTCTAAATCACAACCAGAATATATTAACATATCACCTGGTTCTAATTTAACTTTAATACCAGCCTGACCTTTTTTACCTGTTGGGTCTAAATATATAGGCCAATCATCACCACCAAGATTAAGTGTTGTTGATATCTCACAACTGAATCTATCTTTGTGTCTAGCTAAAATATCACCTTGTTTGTATATTCTAGCGTAAGAATATGTTTCTGATAATTTTAAGCCTGTGTGTTTTTCCATAATAGGTTTTACTTTTTGTAATAAAGTTTCCATTACTATATCTGAATAATGTGAGTATGTGTTTGGAACTTGTTCATCTGTCCACACTCCAAAGTATTCTGTAAAAGGAGATATATATCTTTGGTCGAATAAAAATCTTGCAACCTTTCTTTTATTTAAAAAATAGGCATAACAAAAATCAGCCATTTCTTTACTTATTGCTTTTTTTAAAACACTATATTTATTTTTTTTGAATGACATTTAATACTCCTTTCGGTATTGCTTGACAGTTCCAATGTATAAATCTAAACGGTTCATACCCCATATCCACACTATATAAATGTGGCATGTAAGATGGAAAAAATATCATACGACCAGGTTTAACTTTAAAATGTATTTGTGATGTTGCATGACTTATTTTTGTTTTATCTTTTTCTGGTAATAAATTCATAACATTTCCTGCTCTCGGATCTTCAAAAACTGGCATCGATGTTCTTTCACTAGCTTTTAAAAAATAAAATCCAGATATATGTCCATTCCAATGTGTATGTAAGGTATGATGTCCACCACCTTTTTTAGCAAATTCTTGAACCCACATTTCTGTTGTAAATACTTGGTAGTCTTTTAAATCAAAACCCATTTCGCCTAATAGATTATGTGCTGTTGCACCAATATATTTTATTAAATCATTAAATTTAGGATCACCTATTAAAGTTGTAGAATGAAACACATTACCCATATCTCCTTTATCACCAAATTTTTTGTTTCTTTCATTTATTTGTTTTTTTAAATTTTTTTGAGATATTTTAATATAAGGATCAGAAGCTTTATTTAATTTATTTACAAACTTAGGTTGATCAGCCCACCATATAGGACATTTAAAATACTCCTCTAATTGTAG